CCCAAAGGCGGGCTTCTCGTTTAGCTTTGACAATTTATTTTTCATTTTCATATTTTATTTTTACGATTTAAATTTACGTGCAACCGCCCTTCGGGTAGCTGCAAAACGTTAAGTATTTTCATCGTGTATCATATTAAGTGCCTCTTTAGCTGAATTTACCATTGATTCCATTTTGCTCGGTTGTCCATTGGACAAATTTTGTCCTTTGTTATAATTATTACTTACCCACCTTTCTAATCTTCTATTTAAGTCCCAAGTCTTTTCTAATTCCTGCCTAAACTTTGTATTTGATTTATTTGGTTCTGTCCAATAGCCATAAAATTTATTTAAAGTTTCACGACCATATTGAGGTAAAAATATTTCTAATGTTGAAGCAAATTTTAATTTGCGTTGTTCTATATCATTTACTTTTACATTATCAGTTACAGTTACATTTACATTATCATTTACATTTACAGCGATGTTTGCGATAGGTGGCGATTGCAAATTATCGCCCTGCGATGTTTTGCGATGTTTAGCGATTATTTCAGCATCTTCAAGTGTAATCTCATTTTTAATAACTTTAGAATGTAAGTCTTCATTCCACCTTTTTAAATTGCCTAATCTACCATTTATAGATTTAGTTTCTGCGCTGCCTTCCCATTTTAATAAATCACGTTTTAGCTGCAATTTAATAGGCTCAAAAACTAAATTGATAAGTAGGTCATCAGATGTTGGGTTCTCATCATTAACGTATGCGTAAATGTGTTTAAATAACTTTCCTGCAATCTCATCAGGTAGCATATCAATAACACTTTTTTGGTCGCAATAAAGAATAAATGATTTTTTGTTTTCAGCCATAATTTAAACCTCCAACATTGAAATTTGTCTACGTAACTCCTTAGATAATTTTACTGCATCATACTTATTAAATATTAATTCAATAGGTGGATTAAAATTGCTCATACTTTGAGCTTCAATTAGAATTAAATTGTTTTCTACTTTTATAGTTAATTCGCTAGAAGTTTCAAAACTTTTAAATATTATTTCTACTGCCATAAGTTATTAATTAGTTAAGCACCAATTACGCTTTAAAATAAAAAAGCCTGCTTATTTTCTTTGGCTGAAACAAGCCCCATCAATTAGGCTTCCAAATACTCATAAACAGGCTATTTAAAAATGTCGTGTTTAAGATGTCATCCATTGGCAAGGTTTCAAACTTGTTGCTCCAATTTTCTTTTACAAATATAACCCCTACTTAATGAAATAATAGAATAATTTTAGAAGATATTTTTTCACAAATAATTCCCATAAAGTGATTGTTATAATTATCTTGACTATCATTGGTAACTATTGATTAGCTTTTTAGATGTCTTTTTAAAGTCCAAAGAATACTCAATAAATGAGCAGCTATTGCCAAATATTGACAACTTAGTTACTCGTTCTTTTTTGATTGAGAATCCCAGTGCAATGATGTCAGCTATTCGCTGCGGTAACTTGGTGCAATAGCCAAATTGCTTTTGCGTAGCTTGAATTGATGTAATGTTGTTTCCTGCTATCAAGTAGCAGATGATTGATTCGGTTTGTGTTTTTGGTTTTTTCATGGTGTTATTGGTTTGGTTTTTTTAAAATAAATTTAATTGTTGTTTAGGTCTTGTGCAAGTTACTTCTGAAACTATTGATATGTTTTCCTTTAATAATGGTAAATAATAAGTATTGTCTTCTTTATAACTATGACAATATTTGCAAGGTTTTAATTTTAATTCAGAATGACCACTGCATAATACACTACCAATTTTTATGTCATTGTATAACTCGCATGGTTTTATATAAACTCCTGAATCAAATTCTGCAATTTCAGTTATCATTTTATTTATTTAGGTTTTTTAAAATGTATTGCAATTCACTTAGACATTTGTTGCCGAAATTTCGGATTCTCAAAAGGTCTCTATCACTTAATTGTTCTAAGTCTTTTAAGGTGTAAATTTTATTATCAAGTAAGCAATTCTTAGTTCTTACCGACAAATCCATATCTTTTATGTAAACTTGTTGTTCAGGTTCTTTTTTCTCATTCTTTTCTTTGTTGTACATTAATAAGCCTGCAAAGACATTCTTTTCATGATATCTAAGCATACCTAATGCTTCAAGTGGTGTAACATCATCAGTCCATTTAATAGAGGTCTGTAATCCATTGTATTCTATTGTTATTGTTTTCATTTTATTTTGTATTTGTTTTTAATTTGTTGTAATTCTTCATCCGACCATTTGTAATATCTTGTCTTATTTGCTAATTCTTCTAATTCTTCAACTGCTTTTAAACCTATTTTTTTTACTAATCCTTGTCTATAAGAAATCAAATTACCATCTAAATTTTTATTGCAATTTTTACATTGTTTATTTACATTATGTTCATTAAAAATAACTCCAGTATAGTTTTCTGCTTTGTGATAATGACCTCCATCCCATTCATCTTTATAGGTTTTAGTAACTCCACAGCTTATACAAGGTTCATTCTTATCCCTTTCTCTTATCCATTTTTGGAATATTGGCTTAACCTTATTTATCCGTTGTGTATGGGTTTCAAGTTTATCTTTTGCCTCACGTTTTAACTCGGTTGCTACTCGCTTATAAGCAGCCTTTACTGGTTTGTTTATGCCTATTTTAATTGCACATGGAACACATTTATTTTGAATAGTGTTATATTGCTTAAATGGTTCTTTGCAGATTTTGCACTTAGCCATTCAGTTGTTTTAAAAGTTTATCACGATAATTTGATGCAGCGTTTATCTTATCCATTAGTAATTCAACCCTGCCATTATCGTATGGAATTGTTATGTAGTGAACTTGATTCTCATGCTGTTTTATTCTCGGGTCAAAACTCATTAATACTGCCTCTTTTCTTTGCGTTAGAAACATATTTAATTGGCATTGGTCATAATACATAGGATATTCTTTTTGGATGTTGTCAGCGTTCACAAATAACTTATTATATAAATGAGTATCGGAGTTTGGGCATTTAATTTCAACTATCTTATCTTTTAAAATTACATCTGGAGTGCCACCGCATATTCCTAAGTAAGTGAAGAAAACAAATCCACCCACCGATGTATAGATAAAATCGTTATCATTCACATCAAGTCCGTTATCCTCTGCATATCTTAACACCGCTTGTGATTCATTCTCTAATCCCCACTCAATCGCTGCATTAAAGATGTCGGGTTTTGGTTCGCCTACCTGGTCGTTAATGGTTTCTAAGATATAAGAAACTGCACCAACTGATAGTCCTGTTTCGCTCTTTCCATTAGCTGTTAATTTATTAATATTGGATGCTGTGAAAAGTCCTTTTCGGTATTCCTTCCATTGCTCCTTTGTTTCAAATATGAATCTCTCTATCATATATTTTTCTCCTTATTACTTTTGATGAAGTTCAATGTATCTGCATCCACTTTGAATTCGATGGTGTCTCGTCTGTTTAAGTTAGCACCAAATAAGTTACCGAACATATCGCATGCATCTTTGATTGCTATGGTCTTAGCTATTGGATATGCCATTTGTAATGCTCCATTATTTATATTAGCAAGGTCTGCAGGTGATGTATCTTTTTTTGTTTGTAATTGACAAGCCCCGATCCCATCATGAAAGTTCCACTCATTGTTGGTTGGGTTTAAGTAGTGAACTCTAACCGTTACCCATACACCATTAAAGGCTGTTCCCTGATTAGTGATTTCGATTTTGTACTGCTTAAAGATTTTCTTTAATAAATGTTCGACCTTATCAATAGGTAGGTAATTGTAATCTCGAATGTAAGGATGTTTCTTTACCCACGTTGCAGGCGGTTGCTGACTTAGTAATAAGTTGAAAGCATCATTTTTGTAGCTTAATTCAACATCTTGTGTTAAATCGCTAAGTGTTGGTAGTGTTTGTTTGTCTGTCATTGTAGTAGTTCATTAATTTGGTTAATGGTTTGTTTGTATTGTTTCTCGTTGTGTTTGATTTGGGCTTCGCAGTTTGTAATTTGAGTAAGAAACAATCTACTACTTTGAGTATCTTGAACTTGACTCCATTTCTCCTGCAAGTATATAATCTGTTCTTTGTAATCCCTAATCAAATTTAAAATTTGTCTTAAATTAGTGGTTAAATCATTGAGTAATTGGTAGTTCATTTTTTAATATTTCTTGTTTTTTTTGGTTACACAAATTTATTATTTCATCGAGTTTATCAATTTCATTGCTATTTTTTCTCAATAGTCTGTGAAATGATTTTATTTTATAATCACGATTATTTTCAATACATATACATTGCTTGCATTTTTTGGAAGGATTTAATCTAAATTTATAAAACATATCCAAAGGTTTCACTTCATTGCATTTTATACATTGCGCTAAAGTTTCTTTTACATGATTTATTTTAGGTGTAAATTCAGTTTCATATCTAGGAAGAGGTTTTAATGATAATTTTCGAATAGTTGAGTAAATTAAATTCTTATAATTATCGTTATTTACATCATTATTAAAATAAAATTCATTGACAACATCTTGAGATTTATATTGTTTTATGTTTAGTTTCTTTAAACAATAATAAGCATAGTTGCAGCAAGTCCCATATAATTTAGTATCAAAAGTAGTTTCAATCATTTTAGTTCTTTTAGTAATTGGTTAAATAATTCTGTTGCCTCTTTTGTTGATGATCGGTACTGGACTATTCCTACACCGCCTTTTTTATATAATATAATTCGATACTGGGCATTATGCAGGTCTCTTTCCATAACTACACTTTCAGTCTTACCGGACTTGTAATCTATTCGCTTGTGACTTGGTTTCTCTCTACTCATAACTTAAATCTCCTTTGTTCGTTAGTGCGGTATATTCAATCTGCAATTTAGCGACTAATTCGGTTTGTTTATCCCACTCATTTAGTGCTGCGGTGCATTCTTTGTATGCCTCATCAGTTTCATACAAGTATCGTCTATTCAATGCTGCGGTGTGATTCCTTTGGCACTCAAATAGTTTATTCTTTTGCCTTTGCAGTTCTCGGTATTCTATTGATATTTCTCTCATATTATTTTAGTTATTAGTGGGAATGATTCGTTTACTTTAAATTCGTTTATTCTCTCTTGGGTTTCTGCCATTAGTTTATCTAAATACTTTCGCGCATCTTTTTCATTTACAAAAAGTGTCCTATCAATTACATCTGATTTACCATTGTGGTGTGAGTGGCATACTTCAAATAGTTTCTTCTCATATAAATACTGCAATCTGAAACCATTTGCACCTATGGATGTTTGTTCGAGTGTTGTTATGTGTCGTGTTCTTGGCATTATGGTTCTATTATTAAAGGTTGTCCACCCATGTTTAAATATGCTTCGCAGATGTCTTCTAAAGTCATATCATTCAAATCATACATTACTGGTATTTCACGATGTTCAGGTACTCCGAAATTACAGGTGTCAATTAGTGCGGTATCTTTAAATTCACTAACTGCGGTTAATACTTGGTCATAGTTTAGAATTGAATTGAAGATAAAATTAGATTGCTTAGGTGTGTATTGTACCTCGATAATATGTCCATGAGTATCGTGGATGGTGCTAACTGCGTATTCAACTGAAAAGCCATAATTTCGGCTAATATCTATCGCTGCTAACAACTTGTCAAAATCTGACTTGTCAAGTTTTAACTCAAAGTTGTGATTCCACATTTTACGAATGAACCAATCCATTTTATCGGGTGCGTGCTTCAATAGACTTGCGTAAATATCTGAATACATTTTGCGTGCTGTTTCAACCTCATACAATACTATTATCATGTCTGTTGCTATGTTGAATAGTGAACGATAATTTATTGCTGTGAAAGTTTCTTCGCTGTCTAATTGCTCTTGAAAATTGCGTATTAGGCATTCTTTTGTAGTTTGGTGTGGTGTTGTCATTTGGTTATTTGTTTATTTTTATTTGTGCTTGATAAATTTTTAATAAGTATTCTCTTTGCAAATTTTCGTCATAATTCATTTGCCGCATATTTTTATTAAGTTTTATTAGTTCATTATATTTGGCAATACTAACTTTACTTTTTAAATTATCAATCCATTTTTTAATAGTATAAATTACCCAATATATAAAATCAGAGTTTATATTATTTTCTCTATTCATGATAATTTCTAAAGCATTTATAATTGACATTGACCGATGTGAATATATTTTGTCGGAAATTGAAAATTCAACTACCAGTTTAGTAAAATCGTTTTTAGCTGGTTGTTTTCTTCCATAACCATAATACACTTTATTATATATTTCAACATATTTTGATAAAAGATTTGTTACTATATCAGCAACATCATACTTAATCATTATTGGGTTATAAAGACTTTCAGAATCTTTAGCCTGATCCATTAACAATAGTCTAATGTAATCGCTACATACTCCAAATTTTATTGTTTCAGTGGGCATATCAAATATAAAATATCTTTTCAAACATTTATGAGTTAGACATTTGCAATTAGTATCGTTGATAAACCTATACATTGTCAAAAAGTTTAGTTTCAACCTCTCTTAATACTAATTTAGAGTTCAATTCTTTGTTATGCTTTTCTAACTCAATTTGAGTCTTAGCCCTATCTAATTCATATTTCAATGAATTGTTTACTTGTTTAGCCAAGTTGGCTTGTGCTGATGCTGTAGCAACATCAATTTCTTTTGAGTCTAATTTTTCCATTTGTGAAAATAAAAAATGGATGAGTGATTTGTTGTTTACTGGTGTCATTTTAATTTAGATTTAAAGTTTGGTATGAATTGATTTGATTTAATTTGATTGTGAGTTCTTTTAGTAGCCTGTTAGCTTGGTAAACTTTGCAGAATGTATTATCATCTATTGCAATGTTTCGCAGCCTCTGCACCCTCTCGTAACGTGCAAGGATAGTGTTTGATTTTGATTTGTTCTGCATGGTCGTTACTTGTTCGCCATACATGATTCGTCTTAGTAGTTTTTCCATGTTTTAATGTTCGATTAATTGGTTTATTTTGATTTCTTTGGTTAATGGTTCTGTGTAGTTAGCGTGTTTTTTAAAGTAGCTAAGGAATGAATCTGTTGTCAATTTGGGGCTATTGTTTACTGCCCACCTTTGAATTGTTCGCTCATTGCAGCCCAAATCTAAACTTAATTTTATTCGTAAGTTGTAGTCGGTTGCTAATTGGTCTCGGTTTTGTTTTGTCATTTCTGTTCGTGTCATATTATATGTATCTTTCTAAATATTCAAATGTATAGGTAGCAGAATTGTCTGACTCTCGCACAACTAATAGCATATCTTTTTTATTAAATTTAACTATTTCGCCACCATTACGAGACCAAGAATCGTATAATCTTTGCAATTCGTTTCTTAGTGCTGTTTTAGTTGTAAATGCTTCATAAATTCTGCATTGAGATGAGAAGCCTTCTTTTGATTTTAAAATTTGATGTTTAGTAGTTTTCATTTTTGTTTTGATTTAATTGGTTAATAATTATTGATTTCCCCATTTTCTGTTACCATATTCTTTTCCAGTAAATCCATACTGATAAGTACCTGCTCTTTCTTGCATTGCTGCAATTTTGTCTACCATGCTTTCTTTTTTGTTTGAAGATTTTTTCTCTCTTCTAATACAAGAGAATGCTTCTGACATTGTAAACCCTACTTCCATGTACTTTGCAATTCTGCTTCTAATTTCTTGTGTGTTCATAATTTTGTTTCGTTTATCTGAGTTCAAAAGTCGTATGTTTATACGACATTACAAAACATTCATTAAAAATAAATCATAACTTACTATAAATCAAGCTAATATTTTTTAGACTAAACGTAAAAAAAGCCCCAAAATCTTACTTTTAAGGCTATTCACTTATTCGGTTTTTCCGAACTACTCACTCTTTTTATGTGGCATAATGAGATAAAACCCTAAGAACATTGCTAAAAAGCCAATGACAGCAAACCAATCCCTTGCTTTTATGTATAGGCTCTCCCACCATTCTAATTTCTTAACCTTTGTCGGCACTTGCACCTGGACTAATTTTGTCTTATATATAGTATCTGATTTGCACTCCCCTTGTATAAATATTTTTTCACCTACTTTTTTATAACGAATTTCTAAGCGGTCTTTGATAATCGTGAATGAATCAATACTTGAATTGAAGAATGTATCTACTTTGATTGCCTTTATAACTATTGTATCATGTACTATAATCGAATATGGAATACTATCTGTTGTACAAAATTTCTCTATTGCTCGTTTCTTAGTGTATAAGCAGCCCGATAATAAGTAAGTCAAGCAAAGTATTGTTATTAGTTTTTTCATGGCTCAAATGTAATAAAAAAGCCCCACAAATGTGAGGCTCTTAACCAAATTAATGAAACGAAATCTTACAAAAAACTACTGGTGCAAATATACTAAACTTTTAAACCTAAAAAATTTTTCCTTCTATTATTGATTTTTGATAAAATTTATAATCTCCATTTTGACTTAATTCTAAATATCCAAATCCATGTGTCCACATATTGACAGGCAGATAGGTCGGAAATAAATCGCAAAGGCAAGCTATCGAGTAGCATGAATAAGGGTGTTCATCTAAGTTCTTTCCCATGTCTTTTGTTTCTCTATGGAAGTGCGATGTAACTGCACTTTTATTTAATTTCAATCTTAATGATCGTGCAGGATTTACACCTCCTGAAGTTAGTCCAGTTTCGTGACCATGAAATATCGCCAACTTTCCTGCATAGATGTATTGAGTAGAATCTACTTTGATTATGTTTAAATCTCTTAACTTTAATAATTCATGCAGTTGGATTAATTCAATATCAAATATCTCCGGTGCTTTCATCATGATATATTTATCATACCTTAAATCATGGTTGCCATAACTCCACACTATTAATGCTTTTGGGAACATAGCCCTAAGACCTTTTAAGAATACTCGTGTGCAGTCCATCTCATATTTAACTGACCTCTTTCTCATATCCTTTTCATGTCTTGAGATGGTCGCAAAATCAATTAAATCTCCATTTATTATAATAGTATCTACTTGTTGGTCCAATCCATATTCTAATGCTGCGAAGACTGCATCATCATTGTGGTATGGGATGTGCAAATCACTTATTATTAAAATCTTTTTACTTGCTTTTGGTAGTGTGTAAGGTTGTATTCTTTCGCTTTCGCCTTTTGGCAAATCTTTTTTTAGTGCTTCAAATTGTTTGCGAAATTCAATATGATTTTCTTTTCTTGCTTTATCACCATGAACACCTTTCAAAGCCCTTATGTGACTTCTAACTTGCTCAATGTTTTTATAAACACTTTTGTTTTCAGCATAAATCTTCTTTGCTAAAGTCATATTCGCAGTGTTCGGAAATTTTAACAAATACTCTTTTGCAATGTCGGATTTAATACTTGGTTGACCTGCCATTTATAAGTGGAATAATTATTTAATAATTAAAACTTGTTTTCTATTCCCTGATTTCTTTAATGAAATATGCACCCATGTAAAATCATACTCATTAATACATTGGTCAAAATCCAAACCACTTGAAACTATATAATCAAAAATCTTTTTATTTTCAATCTTGTTTCCTCCGCTAATGTCTATTGCTTCTCCTTTAACGTGCTGTGAACTTGCTGACCCTTTTACTGCTTTATTTAAAGCAACACATCTAAAGAATGAATTAATCTTTATTGGTTTTTTATACCATTTACGAATAGGCTCAAATAGATTTTCTGCTACATACTTCATAGCTTCTAATTCAAGTTCATTAGGCACATTCTTAATACCCATTCTCAATGCTGTTGGGCTTTCTATTGCCTCATTTAAACTTATATGTTTGCTAATTTGATTCATTGCTAAATAAGTTTGTTAGTTCATCAATAACTGCACCACCTACTAATATCCAAAATGCTACTTTTTCACTCCCATTAACATAAGCAGAAACCGAGATGGTAGCTAATATTGACTTGATAGCTAATAGCCATCGTTTGACGTTCTTAGGTGTTGGCTCAAAGTAGTTTCTAAGTGATATATTTTTCATCTCAATTCCTTAAATGTCTGCTCAAATCCAAATGACTTAATAAAAAAATAAGTTACGATTACTGCCATCATTGTTGAGATAAAGCTATGTAGTATTTCATCGTAAGAATAAGACAAACAAACACACGCTAAGGCATCAAATATAAACTCTATTATTTTGATTCGATGTCCTCCATCATTCGGAAATGTATTCTCCCAATATCCAATCTTATTTCTCGTAAATCTCGCATAAGACCACCACTCCGAATAACCATGTTTCTCAAACAATGAATCGAACAAAATAATACACTCAAACAAGGCTCTGCAATACCCACTTATCAAAGCGAATATTACACCCAATATCATGTAGTCAAATTGAATCATTTTTTTAAACCCTTTTCAAAGTCATCTATTGACTTATCTAAAATCATTTTTATAATCCAATTACAAAAACGAAATATCCAATAAATGATGGTACATATTGAAGCTATGGAAGCAAATAAAAAATTATGTTTCTCAAGCAAGGCTACGAAGCCCAATACTGAAACGAATATGTCTAAGAATCTATGAGGCATTATTTAAAATTGGTTTGTAATCTATTTGTGGTAGTGCAATTAGTTTGTCTTTAATATCAATAAAATCTTCATCATCAATTACTGCAATATTGCATACATACTTTCCATTTGAATCTAAAATAAACTCTAAAATAGAACCGTTCTTATAAGTTCCTTCAAGTTCTTTTTTTTGTGTTAATGTTGCTGTTATTACTTTCATATCTATACTCCTAATGCTGTGAATGTGTTTACCAATAGTGTTCTCATTGCTTGAATGTCTAAACTTGCAGACCCATGGAAACTTGCTCCATGCGGTCTTGTATCGTAACTACCATCAGGTGAAACACCATTGTTTACAGTTAATTCAAAAACATTATTGTCATTTAGATTAAAGCCACTTGAAGCAGTGTTTATAGTTGTTTCTGTTGTAACCCCTAATGGTGTGGTAAAAATAGTTTTATAATTTGCAGAATTATTGCGTTGTGAGGCTATAAGTGTCCACCCTGTTTGGTCAGTTAATCCCGAAACAGTTCCATAGCTATTAGTTGAGTTACCATTTAATATTGTTCCATTACCTCGTATTAATGCTGATATTGTAGTTCCACCTACATCTCGGCTTCCCATTATTCGTAAAAAATCAACAGCAAAAGCAGGACTTAAAATCATTGCTCCAAATGAGTTATTGTCTTTTTGAAACTTAACACCTTGCGAAAATAATTTATATTGTAAATTCAAATAACTTGTTCCACTTGTAACATATCCATTATTGTCAAATGTTGGACTGCTTACTGGAGCAACATAGAAATTTGAACTTATTAAATTTGTTCTTGCTGCTATTGGAAATCCAAGCAACCCTGCATAAATATTTAACCTATCTAATTGATTCAAAATATTTCCATTAGCCAATGCAGGCTTAAAGAAATTATCATCAATGATTTGTAATTTTGCATCTGAAATAGTGCCACTATTAAGTCCAATACTTGTTCTCCATGCTAATGCTTCTGCACTAAATCCGCCTGCATGAACAAATGGTAAACCTATTGCTATCGTTGGAAAATTAGCCATTATTGATACTCAATTACTGAACCACTTGACAATGTATAAGCAGTAATATTAAAGTTAGGATTAGTCGGCAAGTATGTTCCTGCTTTAATCGTTACACCTGTTAAATTTTTTGTAGTCATTTGATTAACTCCATTAATGGCAAATGCTGTAAAAACGCAATCAGTCATTACAACTATGCTCTCTACTGCTAATCCTGTTCTTGCGGATGTTCCTGCGTTCACATAGAACCCACCCATTCCGCTAATTTTCTCTAATGCTGTACTCATAATATTATATATAAATTTTTGTTTAAATTGTTGGGACTTGACATCTGTCGTTTAATTCCATCAAGTCAAGTGCTATGTCTAATTTCCATCCGTTCACTACATCGGGAAAGCCTTCACGAACTTGTCCAAAGTTTACATCGTATCTCACATTGAAATAATCTTGGTAAATTGGATCGCTTAACTCTGCGATTAAATCCCTGCCTATGCTTAACGTATCGCTCAATACATCTATCTCATTGCTATTGTCTGCTCGTTGAATATCTAAAACGTATAATGATAAATTCATTGTAAACATTCGCTCACTCATTTGGCTGTCGTTTATGTCGCACCAAACCATAGTGTACTGTTCCTGTTCACTTGCACTTATATCTGTTATCGAACCAAAAACAAAACTATTTATTTGCAGATGGTTGTTGCAGATTGTTCTTATTATGTTTAGGACTTGGTTTAGTGTTATGAACTTCATTTTGTTGTTTGATAAATGCTTGTAACTTTTCGATATTTGTTTTATTTATTCCTTTGTTCATTAGCAGAATGTGCAACCTCTGCCAGTTACACTTGGACTAGTCTCTAAATCTGTGAAATTATATTGACCCATGCAGCAACTATTATCATCTAATAGCATACCACTTGTGTAATTAGATTGCTTTGCGTAGATGGTCGCTAAATCTGAATTGGGTTGGTTCAAAAACAAAGGATAAGTTGTATCATTTGCATATAAATACTTAGTTAATCGCTCGGCATACCACTCCGCTTTATTCTTAGCCCTATCCATAACCATAGTTAGTTCATCAATGCTTGCAGGCTGCATATTGTCTGCATTCTGCACCCCTACTGCCTTGTTGAAATACTTGTAATTAATATTTAAAGGTAGTTCATATCTAACATACCAAATCATTGCAGGTGTGATGTAAGTATCAAGTAATAATTTGTACGAATTACTCAATGTTCCTGCTATAATCTTTGTTACAAAATCATTATACAATGCTGTTCCTAATATCGGTAGTATATAAAACGATTGCACGTCAATTATCGTTGGTGTTACTACCTTCATATCTACATTATCTTGCAAAATTGATTCTTGCTTTAATGTTGCTTCGCTTAAAAAAATTGCTTTTGCCATTATCTTATATATATTTCCATTTATAACCGCCCGCTGTTTTTCTTATTTTAGAACCACCTGCAACTTGGGCAATACTTCGATGGTCTATATTTGTTTGTCTACAAGCTTCACGAACACCTTTAAACGATTGTATAAATGTCCCGTCTTTATGTAGCTGATGAACTTCTTTACAAAGTACTTCTTTTGATTTTGAGTATATTTCTAATTTACTTGCATCAAAAACTCCATTAGTCCAAACAAAACCGCCTGATGTATAACCATTAATTTTAGGCAATATTCCCGTTTCTTTTTTTGCTTCTCTAATAGTATAGAAAACCCCAACTAATTCACCTTTTTTTGTGTATTGATAATATAATGTACAATCATTTATATTGAAAATATTATTACCTTTATTTATATTATCAACAATTAATCTTCTTTCTCTTTTTCTTGCATCTTCTATTGATAAATTAGATTCAATAATGTTTAAAATTGGAACTAAATTTTTTTGTTTTAAACTATTACACCAATCAGATTTTTCTTTTGAATCTTTTTTATTACCCCACATATGTTGAGTATATCTTAATGCAACATTTTTTGTAATTCCAATATAAACAACCTTAGTAGATATTGGGCAAATAATTTCGTATAGTGTTATCATGCAACAAATATACAAAATAAATACTTTAAATGTAGACATATTTTGTTATTTATTTAATTCTTTTTATAAGAGATTGTTCCCATACGTGCCTACAAAAAGGCAAGTTTACATCTTGTTTAGGGTCGTGATACCATCCACCTCTTCGCCTAAAAGCATCATAGTTAGGTATTCCATATATTGCACCTAATTCTTGACCAATTTTATCTATGTCATCCTTTGAAAAGTAACGTGGATTTGCCATCATTGCTTCACAAAAAGGTCTACTTGTTCCACCTTTAACTAATGCAGGTGCATCGGGTCTTAAAACGTATCTATAACGGATATAAAGTTCTTGAAAACTTGGTACTACTTTTCTTGCGCCTGACCTTGTTAAACTTATCTTGCCTTCGCTGTCTAAGTCAATCAAACCTTCATCTCCTAATGCTGTCAAACTTTCAATGATTGAGGTCTTATCTGTCTTTAAAATCTTTGTTAAATCTTCAATCGTGATATTAGGTGTTTTTTGAATCAAATCTAATACTCCATTGTCTTGTTTAGTCAGTGCGAATTGCTGCGAACTAAACATAAATTTCTTATGCTTAATGCTTACAAAATTCTCAATAGGTTCTCCATACTTTGAGAAAATACTAAAGTCTAAATCATCATCTGCTATTTCATCGTGTGAACACTTTGAGAATTGTGCAGGACTATCTGTTGGTAGAACTGCATCGGCTGCTAATGGTGGCTTGTTTACTATACTTCTTATTTCATCTTGACTTAATGAAGCTAAAACCTTATTCGCTACTAATGGACTTAATGAATTTAAGGCATCGCTAATAGTTGAATTAACATTAGTTTGAATGTCTAATGGTTTGCGACCTATAATTTCTCGCATCTCATCCTTTGTTAAAATGGTCATCAAAGTTTGTTCGCTAAAACTTGGCATGATTGGCTCTAATGCTTTTATTTTTAGCTTTCCTTTAACTGGTGCGAATAGATTATATATTTCTTCTTGTACTCTTTGCTTTGGATTAACGTATGTATTAGCAAATAAATTGTAAGCATCAACCATTTCATTGCGCCCACCTAATTGACCTTCTACTCTCACCCCAAATAACATTGGTGATGTAATCTTATGTCCAACAAATATTTCTTGTTGTATCGTATCGTTTAACGCTTCATACTTCTTATCAAAATCTCCTGCTGCTAAGTCTAATATTTCAGGTACTCTATTCGGGTCATCTACGAAATCAATTACTATACTACCTGCGTTGTCAGTTGGTGTGAACTTAGCTTTTAACTTGCGTTCTGTTGACTTCATTTCTTCATCTGAAGGTACACCATTTTTGAACACAATCATTTTAGAACCTTTGAAACTATTTTGTATTTCGGCTCTATGAAAATTTGCTATTTCAGCATCAGTAATAATTGCAGGAATTGCACCAATGTACTCGGGTAATGTGTAAGTATTGATGTTAGGTCTATACGATTTATAATAATAAATACTTTCACTTGGTAGCTTCTTTAAACTTGGGTCGAATGGTGGTAAGGTCTTATATTCATCTTCTTTGATGTTAGTATTCTCGCCACCTTCACTATTTAACCATTTATCACTTATATAAAATTCGCTGTTATCTTCTGTGCTTCTTACATCGCAATAATTAACATGATAAATTTCTGAAATACCACCTTTTTTGTCGCTAACAACTTTTAAATAACAACCGCCAAATATTTCACAATCTAAATCTGTCTTATTAAGTAAGTCTTTTAATGTTTCGTATGGATTAGGATTGTCAATAAATGCTTTTAATGCAACTACTTCTTCGCCTTCCATTCCTAACTCATCAAACATCCAACCTTGACCAGTTATGTATTGCTGCTTGCTTGTTAATATTGCGTTATGCTTTGCGCTGCGATTAAATAAAGTTAGTAAAAAGTTAGGGTAGTTATTATTCTCTCCATACTTTACATACTTTAATCTTTGCGAAGACTTAGGCTCAACAAATGTCGGTACTTTATCATTCGTAAATTTAAGCACCATTACACTCGGATTATATTCTTTTTTATCTGTCATTTATTGTGGTGTGTAAACAAAGGTAGTTGAATCAGTTGGATTATATTCTGTGTTATTTTGTGCAGTTGGAATGTACCAAAGTAAGCCAGTTTCTAATTGCCCTAATATTGAAGTAGTTGCTTGCTCTGCATCGGTTAAAACATCATATTGCTCTGTTGTTAATGTCGTTTCAAATATAACATAAGTATAGAATCCGCTGTAAGGCAAGTATAAATGTTTGCTTATTCCTTTATTTATATTATCAGGGTCTAAAGTTATTCGAAATGTGTTATACCTTTCTTTGAAATTACTACTATCTCCAAATAATATACAATATGAAATATCATTCGTAACTTGGTTTGTACATTCCATCAAATAATAATCACTTGTTCCGACTTTATTCTCGGTTAAAGTCACATAAATATTTTGGTTTATGTCTTGGTTAATTCTTATCACTACTTATATATATAACTCGT